CTGGCATTGACGGTCAAACTTATAGCGGAGTCGGGAGCGGTAGCACTGGCAACCAGTGTCTGGAACCCGTCGCCGTGGAATCTTGAACCAGCCATTTAAGGCCTCCTAGTAACCGGCCCCTTCCTCCACACCCCAGACCATGCCCGAGATAGTGGAAGTGCCGGTAACATCGATCTGTAAGTCGTCGTTGCTTGCCAGCAGGATTCCGTCTCCCAGGTCGGGGGAGGTGTGGATGCCCGCTGCGGCAAGGAGAGGGGTCTGGGCCAGGACCGTGGTGTCGGCAGAGGCCGCTACGAACTCGATGGCGGCGTTGGCCGACGAGGACAGACACCAGCCCAATAGACGGACACGCCTGTCGTTGGTAGGCACCCATGCGTTCTCGGGGCTGCCCGCCGTGATGCCGTTGGCGTCTATCATCTTGAAGACGTTTGCTTGAATCTTCTCTTTGCGGTTCTGGCCTGGCATTAGAACGGCTCCGATTTGGTGTAGGCTACGTCTTGCCTGCCGCCGCCCCGGTAGTATATGAGGACGCAGGTCACGTCCGAGGCGTCATCGGAGATCAGCTTCATCACCTTCTGGTGGGCGTGAGGGATGCGTCCCGGATGGCCCAGGGTGACCGGACGGCCCAGCGTCGAGGTCGGCGTGATGCTGGGAGCCATGTGCAGGCTGTCGCCTGACGGGCATACCACCACGATGTCCCCACAGTTCTGGGGGATGGTGGCCCCGGCGCTGGACAGGGTCTCAGCCGAGGAGCCCAGAGCCAGGGACTCGGCGTGGATTATCTCATCTTTCTTGGGTATTACTTCTGCCATCAGTAGCTCCTACCGGATGTCCCACCGCCCGGTCCCGTAGCCCTCAGACTTCCATTCCTGGAACTGTCGGGCAGTGTGCTGCCTGTGCTCGTCCGGGTCCAGATGGGGTGGGATGTCCAGTATGGGGATGTTGTGCTCCCGCAGCCAATCGACTACGGTGCCCTGGTGGTCGGAGTTGGGCCAGTCCATCCGGTTAAAGACGGAGCGGACCATCTTGGCTACATTCCTTGGGTCAGCACCAGTACGGGCTTCGGCGAGGGCTGCTATCAGCGTCTCGTCCATAGCGGGAGCGGTGGCCACAGCCACTCCGATAGTCTCAGGTACGGTCCCGCCGTTCTCCCAGGCACGGTGTGCCTTGCCGGTCTGGTGCATGGCCAGGGCTCTGGAGGTAGTAACCTCCCTGCCGCAGCCGCATGTTAGAGTAGCCATCGTAACCACCTATCAGTCGTATCGCTCTTTTGTAACTACCGCCGAGTACAGCCACCTGAGCCACCAGGGAGGCGTCCTCATCAAGCCTACCGGATGCCTGAGAATAGGACCTACATTCGCTTGAAGGAAAGGTGAACTACTCTCTCGCACCGGACGCGGCTTGGGGGTAGGCTCGGGCTGGGGAACCAGTTGACTCGTGATCGAGTGAAGCTTTGTCAGCTTGCTAGGAGACAACCAGAAATCAGCCATAGGTGGACGAGACGGGTCGGCCCCTTCGTCACGGACGCTGAAGCCAACCTGACTGTTCACCAGGTCCGCATGGACACAGGTGTTGCCACCCAGGTCCACACGGATGTACTTCGTACCGTTCAAACCTAGACCACCAAGGTGCCAAGGTTCAGACCGAGAATCTGTTGTTCGCCACCACCCACGCCATCTGGATCGATCAGGATGGCGAAGTTACGGCCCGGTCCCTGAAGACCGGAGTCGAGCACACCAGAGACATCGAAGGTCACCAGCAGGTTATCTGCCGGGGTTGTCTCCGAGGTACTGGCTGTGACTGCCGTGCCAGTGTCCTGGGCATTCGACGCATTGTCGTAACCGGATGTGACACTGAAGTCATAGTCCACGGCAGAGCCTGCTGAGTTATTCGTCACGACCCGTGCCATCTCCAGTTCAACGAAGTTGTCGGGGAAACGGCCTACAACGTAGGCAGTCTCAGAAGCACCGTCCAGGCCGGGACCAGGCCACCCGTCCGTCACCACACCAAGGCCAGGTTCGCCGGAAGTGTCATAGGCACTCACGGGGAAGAACTGGTTCTGGTAGCTTGGATTACGGATGGCAACTCGGACTTCGGAGGTGGACAGAGAAAACCCAACGACCTGCTTTACGGCAGCGTTAGTCGTCGGGATGGTGGCGGTGATGTCACCGGCAGTCTCTGACAGGTACATCGCCGCACCCTGCGTGTAGGGGGCATCACTATCAACTAACATGCCACCAGTGCAGAGTACGCCTACATCACCAGAGTCGTAGGTGTTGACCGCCATCGCCTCGCAGAACGTGGTGTGAGCGGAGGCGTCTGCCAGCTCCCAGTCGGTGCCGTCGAAGTACATCATGTCTCCAGCGGTCACGTCTGTAGAGCCGATAGTTGCGGCGAACACATTTTCAGCTTTAAATACGTGTGGGTCAGCCATTGGGCTTTCCTCCTATCATCAAATTACGGAACTATGCTCAACAGGAGGGATGTTCCGGTTTTAAGCCGCCGAATCGATCCCAGCCAGGGCCGCGCAGGACTTGGCCGAATAGATCACGGCGTTCAGGTAAACGGCCATCCGGTAGCTGTCCTCGTTCTTGTCGAACTTGGTGCCCAGACGTTGAACGTCGGGCTCCAGGACGCCGCCGTTATGGATCATGGTCCAGCCCTGTTTCTCCTCGCCGGTCTTGACCGCGTAGATGGTCGTTGCGGATGAGGAGCCCCAGCCACCGGAGTTCTCGTACTGTTCGCTGTTGGATATGTAGTCGTTGATGACTATCGGGATGTTGTTATAGGTAGTGAACGTGTGGCCAAACATGGCGGCCTCGTTCAACGTCACCCCGCTGCCGGTGGCGCGAGCCAGGGCAGTCATCTTACGCCTCATGGTCTTGTTCATCATCAGGAAGTCGGGCCTGCCCTGCTCCACCATGTCTATCATGGCGTCCAGGCGGTCAAGGGCCAGCTCGGTCTCGTCCCCGGCGATGGTGGAGGGCGTCGAGCCGTCGTCCATCATAAGGAGGCGGGAATCGCTGATGAGGAGGGAGGTCAGTCCCTCGGGCTCCGTGGAGACGGAACCGGAGTTGCCGTTGAGCAGGAGGTCTTCCAGCTTACGGGCGATGGAATTGGCCATCTTGGAAAGCAGGATAGCTTCCTGGCTCTGCACGTTGTCGATGGTCTGCCTGGCGAATCGGTCCAGCGCGTGCTGGATTCCGACGGTCGTCAGGGCGACGGTCTTCTTCGTGTAGGTCGGCTCGGTCTCGGACCAGGTGTCACCTATCTGGTGAGTGGCGGCAGCACCCAGCGTGTTCTCCCGGTTGTAGACCAGGGAGTTGCCTGAGAAGCTGCGGAACTGTAGGAATGGGGCCAGCTCTGACGCCGTGATGATGTTGTCGAAAACACCTGCGATGACGTCGTCGTTGGCAAGTTTCTGATACTCGGAAAGGGTTGGCATCGCCAGCCTCCTCAGTTACAGGATGCGGGTACGGAGTCCCCGCTCTATAAGGGCGGTCCCGTGGAGCTCCTCGGACCCGCCTGCGATAGCAGCTCCCGTGTCCAGGTTGTTGATGCCTGCCTTCTCCAGGGCCTTCTTGCTGGCCTCTTTGGCCTCTTCTCTGAGGACCTTTTTCTCGGAGTCGGTCTTGCGTCGTTCTTCCTGGAGGACCATCCGCTGGGCTTCTATCTGGACGTCGTATACCTGTTCCATAGAGCCATCGTTGGCCTTTTGCCACGCGGTCTGCCACTGGGTCTGGAGCTTCGTTGCATCGTCCTCATCTATGAGGAGATTGCCCTCCGCATCCTGGACCATGGAGAGAAGACGCTCTTGCTCTTTCTCATAGCGGGAATTGAAGTCCCTGGTGCTATGACTCTGAGCCACTTCCTGGTTGATCTGTTCGATCTGCTGCTGCACCTCTGGATTGCCGTTGTAGTTGTCCATATAGGTGGAGAACACTCGGCGCATGGCAGACAGCTCGTCCTTGAATCCAGCCAGTTCTGCGTCCCTGTCCGTGTCTCTTCGGCGTTGCCCGTCCTTGGAGCGCAGGTCGTTTTCTAGCTTGGCGACCTGGGACTCCAGCTCAGTGGCTTTCGCCTGGAAGTCTACTTCTTCGGGTTCGGGTTTCGGCTCCGGTTCGGGTATGGTTACCATCAGCAATACTCCTATGGAGAAATCACTTGTCTATAGCCTAAACATATCGTTATGAGTTTGTCTAGCGGGAGCTCACTCCCTCAAGTATGGTCCCTATCAGCTCCATGGCACCTTCTCCACTGCGTATATCGCCCAGAGACCCCTGGCCGTAGAGCTTTATCCTGGCGGCGTCTATGGCCCCTCCGCCTGGGTATCCCTCC